ATCCATACAATAACAAACCAATCACAATCGAATACAGAGATCCTAAATTCATACAAACACGAATCTATTTTCAGTGTGAGAGTGACTATTTCAGGAGAAAACAGACAAAAGTATAACTGTCACAAGGGGAGCACCATGCTCCCTTTTTTTGTGTATATTGAAAGAGTCAAAGGAACACACCATGACTTTCGACTTTGAGACTGAGTATCACTGGGGTGCTCTAATGGTTAAGTTGGTTCCCATGTTTGGGTTCAAGACTTACAAAGCGTCTAATGATCGTGAACTAATTTGGGTTTATGATGTAAATCAACCCAAAGATGGTTATCACGTTCCTGCTTGTAATCTTTCTACCTACGCTTACTGACATGAAACTCACTACCGAACAGGTTGAGAATAAACTCAACACTTTTGATTACTCTCAACTACCTAAACCTGGCAAGAATAAAGGTGATCGTGGGCAACTTTTTGAGATTGCTTTAGGTATTCCAAATGGATCTGATTTGACTGATTTGATTGATGGTGAACTTAAGTCATTTACAGATGGACAGTCAATTAAAGTAACTTTATTGAAACACTGTCTCAAACAAATTGTTGATAGTGTTGAATTTTTTGATAGCATAGTCTATAAGAAGTTAAAACAAACCATTTACGTTGGTTTTGATCGAGAAGGTAAATTTCTTAAATCAAAAACTATCAACGAAAAAAACTGCCCTAAACACTATCAAGAATTGGCAGAAGATTATGGTTATATTGCAGCATATGTAAAAAAAGCAATCATCAATAAAGAAACTCTTCATACTATTACTGGGCCTAACGGAAAATTGCAAATACGCACAAACGCATCCAAGAATAAAAAAACTGGAAAATACACACCACTATGCTATAATGGAGTTGAATTGAAAGACAAATATATGGCGTTCTATCTTCTTTCAGACTTCGGAAAATCAATCACAAAATGACATCAACTGCACTCAAAGCATTAACAGCAACCACAGGTAATCGTACTGATTGTTGGAACACTCCTGTTGAATTTGTGGGAGATGTTGTTAAGTTCTTCGATGGAGAGATTGATACTGATCCTTGTTGTAATGACATCAACAATCCCAATGTACCTGCAAAGGTTCTTTATACTGAAGAAACCAATGGTTTAGCACATCCATGGATGGGTAGAGTTTTTATGAATCACCCATATTCTGATTCTAAAACGTGGATTCCCTATGCAACACTCCAGTATGAATCTGGAAATGCAAAGGAAATGGTTCTTCTCATCAAGTTGGATGTTTCTACAAAATGGTGGACATCAGTCTCTCAATATCCATGGATTGCTATTAACAAGCGATTGAAATTTGGAAATGGAAAAGGAGCAGCACCATTTCAGTCTGCTATTATCTACCTGGGTAAAGATCTTGAACGATTCAAGAAAGTATTTGGAAAGTATGGAACTTTGTATGTGCCAGGTTGATTAGTGTCCACTGTTTGAACATCACATCTCACTTTCCTGTATCTTAAGAGAGTCAAAGGAACACACCCATGGCAAACATCACTAAACTCCACAAGCAAATTGAATCTGGTGAGCGTCCCACTAAAAATGTTGAACTGACTCAGTTTTTCATCAAACTTTCTAATGGTGAGTATGTTCCTAATTCTAAAACTCGCATTCAGGTTCGCGATAGAGATCGTGATGTAGATTTTATTGAAAGAATTGTAAATAAAGTAAATCAAACTGGCGATAGAAGTAAACTGTCTACTTTGACTTGTGTTTACTTCTCAGAGACAAATGAAATTAAACTCCTTAATGGTAATCACACTGCTGAAATTCAACTGCAACTAGGTATTCATAAAGCAGAAGCAGTAACTATTGATTTTGAAAAAGATTTGGGTGGCAAAATGTCATCTGTTCGTCGTCTTGGCAATCTTTTGAATCGTGAAGAAGTAGAGCGTAATTCTACATCGGCAGATGATGTTAAAAAAGAACTTTATGAAATTATTGATGAGAGAATTGCGGAAGGAAAAGATCCTAAACCAACAGAAGATGAGAAGAATGAATTGATTGAATTGTATCCTTTCATCAGTCGTTATACTCTTGGGCAGTGGATTTGTAATCATCAAGAAGCAGGCAGCAAACGTGCTCCCCTTAAAACTTACTCTAAGCAAGAACTAAAAGAACAAAAAGAATTTTACAAAAAACAAAGAAAGTATAAAGATTATGTGATTCTGGAACCTCGCACACTTGATAGATGGGATAACACTGGAGTCGCACAAGCGTTTATTCAATGTAAAAATGAGAATAAAACTAAAGTTCTTATTCCATTCTATTGCAGAACTAACGGACAGTCTGAAGTTCTTGACAACGGCGAAGATGTAAAAATTGAAAAATTCTATAAAGAACTTGGTGAACACTTTAATCTTACTTTTGATGTTGACTTCCTGAGTTATGAATAATTGACAAAAGTATAACTGTCACAAGGGGGGTTGCAAAACCTCCTTCCCTATGCAATGATGTAATCATGAAAAACATTCATCTCCAACACCCCGAAGATTCTATCCTTTCGGGTGATCTTTCCGTTCTTGATTGGTTCCTGACTCCTTCACATCTTTCTGTAAAGATTGATGGATCTCCTGCCATTGTGTGGGGCAAAAATCCTGCCACTGGTAATCACTTTGTCGGGACTAAATCTGTCTTCAATAAAGTAAAAATCAAGATCAATGAGTCACATGATGACATCGACAAAAATCATGAAGGTGAAGTCGCTAAAATCCTTCATGCCTGCTTTGATTATCTTCCTTTTACAGATAATGTCATCCAAGGTGACTTTATTGGTTTCGGCGGGAGTGATACTTACACTCCTAACACACTCACTTATGTCTTCGACGATGTTGTGACACAAAATATCATCGTAGCACCTCATACTTTCTATGAATGTGAGAATGATCTGCGCGATGCTATTGCATATCCAATGGAGTATTTCAACATCCCAAGCACTGAGCATGTTAAAATGGTGCAACCAAAGTGTTGGGAAGTTGATGAAGATTTCAGCGAGATTGTTGGTTTCGCTCGTCAGATGGCACAACTGGTGAAGTTTGTTGATGAGAAAGAAGCAGCAAAACTTAGAATCGAATTGAACAAATGTATCCGCAAAGGTGTCGATGTGGTGCCAGATACATTCGACAATTCTATGCTGATTTCATTCTGGTTCTTGATCAAATCTATCAAGGATGATGTGTTGTTTATGTGTCGCAACAATGGTGCTAAAGCATACATTGGCAACAAACAATGTGAGGGTGAAGGTTATGTTCGCAGCAATGAGTTTGGCATCTATAAGTTAGTCAATCGCTATGAGTTTTCTCGCGCAAACTTCAACAATATGAAGGCATGGGGACAGTCCTGATAGTGTCCACAGAGGTGCCCAGAAGCGCCTGTAGCGTGTATTATTAAAGAGTCAAAGGGATTTCACCATGACTACTGAATTTGCTGATTTCGTTGCAACTCAAGACGCTCGCAATCAAATTCAACTTAACATCAGAAAGTATTGCCTGATGTTGTGTGATTGCCTGCTGCTGGACATGCAAAGCAAGCATCCCAATTCTGATTACAAGTTCTACATCGAAAGTGGTAGAAAGTATCACAAAATTGTGATGGAGACTGAATCTCAGTCTCGTAGTGTTCATGCCTTTATTGATCAGAAGACTGGCGAAGTTTACAAACCAGCATCATTCAAAGCACCTGCAAAGATTGTTCGTTACAATCTTCTTTCGATTGAATCCCGCGAAAAATGTTTCGAGCGGGCAGATTGGGCAGGAGGTTATCTCTACATGTGACAATCGAATAGGTGTCCACTGCATTGCCAGGGACACCTTTTTCGTGTAAACTGTTATCAGCAACAAAGGTTCAATGTTTTCCCTGCGTCCGCATCAGCATCGTGCATGTGAATCAATGCAGAAATATGAGAAGGGCACTGTCATCATCCCGACAGGTGGTGGCAAGACGATGTGCATGATTCAGGATACGTTGACTGCGTTCGATGACAGTGTGAATCGCACAGTTGTTGTTGTCGCTCCGCGTATTTTGTTGGCGGAGCAGTTATGTTCTGAGTTCTTGGAGCATATCACAAACGTTAGTGTTCTTCATGTTCACTCAGGGGAGACACATTTCTTCAGCACAACTAAAACAAAGCAGATTAAGTTGTGGAGTAAGTACACTCGTGGTAGAAAACTTATCTTCACCACTTACAACAGTTTGCAGAAGATTGTGGATGCTGAGATTGACATTCACACTGCATACTTTGACGAAGCGCATAACAGTGTGAAGCGTAACTTTTTCGCTCCTACAGAACAACTTAGTCAGTCAGATTCACGGGCATTCTTTTTCACTGCGACACCAAAGTACAGCAGCACAGTGTTTAAACCAGGTATGAACATGCCTGAGATTTATGGTAACACGATCTGCAATGTACCTGCTCCTGAATTAGTCGAAGGTGGATATATCTTGCCACCCAAAGTTGTAGTGAAAGAGATGGAAATGGCAGAGAAAGGTTTGAACTATGATCGTGATGCGAACTATATGCTTCATGCGATCAATGATGAGAATGTTGATAAGATCCTGATTGCTGCTCGTACTACTAAACAGATCATCGGGTTGGTATCACAAACTGATTTCTGTGTTCAGTTACAACAGCGTGGATATTCTTGGATGATGATCACATCCAAGACTGGTGCAATTATCGACGGTGAGAAGGTTGATCGGGAGACATTCTTCGAGACATTGAACACCTGGGGCAAGACAAAAGGCAAGCGGTTTGTTGTCATTCACCATAGTATTTTGTCGGAAGGTATCAACGTCAATGGATTGGAAGCAGTTCTTTTCATGCGAAACATGGACTACATTGGTATCAGTCAAACGATTGGACGTGTTATTAGATTGGGTGACAAGTCTAAGCAGTTTGGTTTAGTCGTTGTCCCTGTATTTGACAAGGTTGGTATCACCACTAGCAGAAAAGTACAGGCAGTTGTTGACACTGTGTTTCACCAAGGTGAACCTGCTATTTCTACCATTAAGAGGTGATATGTTAGATTATGACATTGAAAAGTCTATTCTTGAATTATCATTAAGGAGGACAAATTTACAGAAAGAAATAGAAGAAATTGATTTACAAATCGCATTCTTGACTGAACAAAAAAGAGAACAAGAAAAAATGTAAACAATCTATGAACACTCTCGAACAACTTCACAAACTAAGTATCAGGAAACCCGTGCAAACAACAACAGCAACTTATCAGATTCAAGTTACAACAGACGAGGGACATATGTCCTTCTTAAAGTTCATGCCCACCAAACCAAAAACATCAAAGGGGATTAAAGCACAGAACAATAAGTTATCAAAATGGGTAGAAAAGTGCTATCCTGACTTTACATCCTACGAAGTTATTCTCCTTGAATCATGACAAACAAGAACATTCAAGATGTCACAAATTCTCCAAAAGATTGGGAGGATTTTTGGTACTCTCCTGAAAAGTTTGGTAGTTGGAGCTACTATGACTCAGAAAGTGAGGGACGAGAGTATAAGAAACCAGAAAAGGTTAATTCATATATTGAGGATGTATTAAGCGGGAAAAATGCTATTTGCAAACGAGAATCACCATTGTCAGAGTGAAACAATATGTGCCAATAGTATTGGTGGCACATAATATCACCAAACGCGATTAAATCGTGTATTCTATAAGAGTCAAAGGAAAACAACTCACATGCGCTTCAACGATTCTCAAAACCCTCTCTCCTCTCTCTACACTAAAGAGATTGCACTCTTGGAACTTCAGGACTTCATGTTCGACACCATGCTGCCTGCTGACGAGTGTGTTGACTGGTTCTGCGATCGTTTCGACGTCAATGCCTCCGATGATGTGATTGATTTTGTTGTTGATGCTCACTTTGCCTTCCATGGTGAGTGATGCTCAGCAAACGTCGTTCTAGTTCTGAACTCCTTTCCTATCACATGAAATTCGCTCTCATTGTTATCATCGGTGTTCTTCTCTGGAATAGCAACGACGCACGTCAATTCACTTCCGACGCTCTTAGCGATGCTTCAGAGTTTATCCGCCCTGATTCTTAACACTCTCTTTCTTTTAATCATGCAACTTTCTCAAGAACAGATCAACGCTCTTTGCTATCAACCTTATTGGTATAATGTAGGTATGGAAGAGAAAATTTTACTGACTTCAATTCTTGAGCAGTTTATTGAACAAAACAAAGATGATGATGATTATGTTATGGATGCAAAGCACTTGTTAGAAATCTTTGAAAGTCCTATTTTTAAGAAATACAAAGATGTTATTCATTGTGGAGTTAGTCACTGAAAAATGTAAAGAATATATGCCACATGTTCTAGTGGCACATACATTTACTAAACAGGATTAAAACCTGTATATTAAAAGAGTCAAAGGGATTCAACCCATGAACACCATTCAGTCTTTTTCCTACAAAGCATCACTCCGCAGTAAGATTGCAGTTCGCGCTGATGAACTATTCCCTGGTGATTCCATGGATGCTATTAAGGAGCGAATGACTTTCACCCGCAAAATGTATCGCATGGTTTTGGAGGAAAAGAACATCGACTTGTTCTGATTCATCGGACTCATTAACACAAACTTCCTTCTTTTTCTTATCATGCAACTCACTTCAAAGCGTCAATCTATGGTTGTTGAGTTTCGCCCTCATTCTATTCTTACTGATAAGTTTGTCTATACATTAAAGTTCAAAGGTGAAACTCAGTCGATGAGATTGTTCACCAGAAAAGAGATGATTGAAGCATGTAATTCTCGTCTCGATATTCATGGTTATGAGGTTACAGATTTTCTTACTGAACCTCAACAATACATGCCTGCATCTTGCTGAGTCTGTGTCTTTTCTTTCCCTTTTTACCTACTCCAAACTAATGCAAACTTCAACCAACATCATGGATAAAGATCAACTCACTAAACTGTATGTTAAAGAGATTGTTGATGGTATGGATCTGAATGATTGTCTTGCTTTGTTAGAAGATTATATGGTTGAAACTTATTCCAAATATAGTTACGAAGAGGTAAAAGAAGAGGTGAATGAGTATTACCCACATCTGTTAGATGATGAGGCATGATGTAAGTAAATGTACCTACAAATAAGGGCATTTTATACTAAAAAACGTTTTAAAATGCCTTTATAAATATACCTCGCTGTTTTATCTTATTGAGAGTTATTCTCTGGATACTACCCAATAATACCCTTCTAAATGTGCTGAGGTGTTGTGATCTTGGCGTCCATTCTATCAGCAACTCCCAGAAAAGTCAACACCCCTCGATATAATTTTCACAGCGTCAGTGTTTCCTAATTTCTGAGATTTGTACCTATAAATACGTTCGGCGCGATTGACAATATCTGTCCGATAGTCTAGACTCTTAAAGCATCACCAACCACAGCAGATTCATGTCAGTTTCTTACAATCAATCTCAGAAGCAACGTTATAGAATCACCCTGGATATAGAGGTGTACGATGACTTCAACCCCCATCAAATTGACTTCGAGGAGTTATTTGGAATGGAAGGAACTGAGCGGGTTGTTGATAGTTATGTGGAGGACTTAAGTAAACCTATTAGTTGGTGATTAGCAGGCCTACCACATTTTGCGTGGAATGACAGTGTTATGTGCCAGTTGTATTAGCGGCACACGATATAGGCACAGGGGTGCATATGCCCTATATTAGGTACATCGGAGGGGGATCACACTCAACCCTCCACTAACACTCTCCACCGGACAGTTATGAACACCACCAACGCTCAAGTTCTCCGCGATATGTTCAACGATTCTGAGTGGGATGCTATCAGTTCCGCCATGAAAGATTACGCGGATTATGGTGATGAAGAGGCGACAATCGCTGACAGGATTGATGCAAAAATCTACAGCATCTTTCGTGTCACTGAGTGATACAAACCTAGGTTAATCTTTCATCAATTCACTACACTCTCCTCACTGAATCATGTCTGCACAAACTTACAACGGTTGGGCAAATCGTGCAACCTGGAATGTTGTTCTGTGGATCAATAACGACGAGTCGATGTATCGTCAGGTGTTAGGATTAGTCAACAGCAAGGTGACACAATGGACTGATATTGCAGGAGTTCTAACAACATTATTCGGTGATAAAACTCCCGATGGTGTTGCTTGGGTTGATGCTAATGAAGCGGAGATGAACCAAGTACTCGCAGAATTCAACGACTGATTGTCACTTATTCGTGGGGGCAGTAAGTGTTACATAGTCCCCACACCAGTTCTTTACACAACCAACGAAATGTGCTAAACTAATACTAATAACGAAAAAGTATGATTGCGCGATATTCGTGTTAGGACAGTTATTTTATTTGTCGTTGATTGTTTATATCGTCGCGATGCCCCCCCGTATATAAAAACGCCTAACTACCCTAACCTACACTGTATGTCTTTTTCGAGCTATATTTTAAGTTCATAAAAAAAATTTTTCAGTATGAAAAAAGCGCCGTATTGGAATTTTTGGAGAGTTATATTTGCAGGATGGTTGATAAGATATCCTGGAAAGTTTATACGCCCCTTCGCATTTATCGGAGGGGTTTTTCTAGTGTTGATATATAATGCACTTGTGAATTAAAAAAGATTAAAAAAATTTTCGGAGGAAAAAATTGTATGTCCAGGATTTATCACATTTACGCTAAGGGTGAGTGTTTATATCACAATTTAAATGAGCAACAATTCCAAGATACCTGGCAACAACTTCAAGGTATGGTAGGATTGATGAAGACTGACTATTCTAGGGAAG